TCGAGAACGACCTTTCATCTGTATAAAAAAGTTTAATTAATTGTACTAAATACTGAGAGATTTCATCCATTGCTCTTTCTAATTGACGAGCAATTAAATCAATCCTTCCCAAGTCTGCTTGTTTAAGAAGTTTTCTACCACCGAGAGTTTCTTTACCCTCTCTCTCACCACGAGTAGTTGAGTGAAGTCCCCAGATGTTATCAAATTCTTGTCTAGAAAATTCTAAATCGTTAAATAGATAAGCAGGTACTTGACCAGGTGCTTCAAATCTTATCTTTGTTCCATCAGCAGCTCCTTGTCCATAGATTATAATTCCTTCTTCGTTAGTAATGTTAGCGGCTTGTTCTTCAGACATTACGTTAGAATCTATTAAAAGAATAGGATTACCTACCCTACTACCTAGATTTTCAATTTGTCTTTTACGTTTGTTAATATTGTCCTGTAAAGGAATAATCTGTTGTACATAATCTGTTTCACCAACAATACATTCATTAGTATGAAAGAGTGATTTAATCACGTAAGGTTTACGAGCCTTATCAAAGAAATTGCGTTTTACGTCCTTGTAGTCAAAGTAAGGATTTTCTTTCTTAATAACAATACTTCCTGCTCTCCAAACAACAAAATCATTAGTCCATACTTCTTGAACTGTGAATGTTTGTTTTCTAATCTTGTTCTCGGAATCTTGAGGATTGGCTTTAAGTATGTCGTCAGCCTTTTCTTTACCAAAAGTACTTACTAATTGTTCAAAAGAAAGTTCTAATTCCTCTATGATAAATTTGAGTTCCTGAACGGTATTTCCGTACTTAGGAAATCTTATTCTCTTTGGGTCTATAGTAGTTAAATCAACATCATCTATGGAAGAGTTCCAAGAAATCTTAAATACTCCGTATCTCTTAAGAATCATATCTCTTAAAAACTTTTCGGAGAGTTCTTGAATACCTACTCGTTCCATTTGGTAGTTAATGACATCTTGAATTTCAGTACACTCTAATTGAGAAAGTTCATCTTCGCTTTCTGTAGTTACTATGATGTCAGGAAGTCTTGAAGTAGCGATAGGAATCATTGTTTCAGTAGCCATCCAAATACGATTCTCTACTGCTTTAGATTCTTTACCACGTATCTTTTCTACATCAGTCTGGATGCCTTTGTAATATCTTAGATTAGATTCCCACACTCTTCTGAGTACTCCATAAAGGTCTTCACTCTCCGAGTACCATTTGTTTATTTGGGAAATAATCTCTTGGTCAGAGAGTTTTTTATCAAATTCTTCTTTTTTCTCATCGTTCTTTAAAATGGGTTCTATCATAGATATTTTTTAATACACTTTTTACATAAATATACTGTAGTTTTATTATCAGTAAATTCCTTTAATTTCTTATCTGAATAAAAATAGCCACATTGTCTACAAAAGTTTTTTGGAAATATTGGTAATTTTTTCATAGATATTTATTTAATAACTCACGTTTTTCGATGTCGTGTTTATAACGGTCATATAAAGCATCTTTACGTTTCTTTTCTTCTACTAGACGTAATTCTTCCTTAGCCCGTTGTTCTTGAATTTTATCCCACTCTTTTTTATAAAGTGTTTGGAACTTTGGGTCACTGGGTTGAACTAAGTCCTTGACTTGCTCTTTAATTTGTCGTCTTATCTTAGGAGAGTTCCTATAATAAGGGTCATTGGGGTTTCCTACCTCTCTACGTAAGTATTTATCCCAACATTTAGGACACTTAGCTTCGTAAATCTTATAGGGAACTCTTGAGTTTTGACAGAGATGTCCATCTAAGGTCATATCTCCGTGTTTTTCACACCAGAAATCTATAATCATTTATCAAAATTAAAAAATCTTTTTCCTCTTAAATCAATCTTGGGTTCTCCGATAGTCTTGGTTACGAATACTCCAGGTCTTACTTCTTCTACGAAGAAAGTATCTTTTTTAGCACCTACAATATCTCCTGTGGTAGTTTCACTTTTCTTTACTAAAGAAGCACCTCTCTGATAGTTTAAGAGCCAATAAATTGCGAATACAGTTGAGTCTACAAGGTCATCGTGTTCTCCAAAGGGAAAGTTTAGGATTTCTTCTGTCAAGTCTGGGTTTTTAAGTTCTACTTTTCGTTGTTCAAACAAGTGAGAGATACTTAAAAGACGTGTCATCTTATCCTTAGGTCTTTTGTCGTCCCCTCTACCTAATTCAGCCGTAGCGGTAGGTAAGTAAATACCTTCTTTTTTAGCCTCTGCCTTAAGAACTTGAGAAAATACTTTCTGAAAGGCTACCTCTTCAATAATGATACGGTTGGGTTTGAACTTCTTATAGAGTTCTATAATCTTTTTACACTGATTGGTAATATCCCATCGGTTCTTTTCGGAGTAAAGTTCTCTGAACCCCTCTGAAGTCCTAGCGAAGATAGAAATAGACCTAAAATCTGATGTTTCTTTCTCCGAAATAGCAGGGTCTATACCCATACAGATTACTTCTGGGTCTCCACCTATCTTAACGCCATCTATGTATTCAAATTTAATAGGTTGTTGGTTGAGTGAGATAGGAGAGTTTTGATACTCAGATTGAAAAGCGTATGTTCCAATTTCGTTTCTAAGGCGATTTAAGTGTTCAGTAGACCAACGAGCCTCCCAAATACTTTTATCGTTTGTAAGGGCTTTATAAAGTCTTACAGTGAACTCTGGTTTCTTTTCTAACTTCGCTATGAGTGAAAATTGATGTAATTTAGTTCCTACGTAGACTATATTACCCTTAGGGCTTAGAGTAGGTACTAAAGTAGAATAATACCATTGTTCGGTCTTATCTCTCTGTTCCTTAGAATAGATTACTTCATCATCTTCTAAGTCATCACAGATAATTATATCAGGTCTAAAGCCTCTAATCTGATTACCTCTACCCTTAGCCATTATATGAACCCCGTTGTTTAAGACGAGTTCCATTTCTGTCCATTTATCTGAACGTAAGTCTCCGAAGTCTTCTAGTATCTTTGAGTTATTTTCTATCTCGGTTCTTATTTTTCTTAAAATTTCTTTGGCTAAAGAGAGAGTTGCTGAAGTTAAAAGGATGTTTTTGCGGTGTCCAAACAGGCAAAGCCATAAAGGGAACATTACTGAACAAATAGTACTCTTAGCAAAGCCTCTAGGGGCTATAAAGAGTAATCTTTCGTTATCCCTATTCTCTGTTCCTATACTTCCTTGTAAAAGGTCTAGTATTTCGTAATGAAAAGGTGGTGTTTCGTTATCAGTGAAACTCTCACAATAAATCTCAATAAAACGCTTTACATCTCTTTTACTAACAAGCACACGTTTCTGTCTGGCTAATTCTTTAAGTTCTTCTAATAATGCTTGTTTTTGGTTTATATCCATAAATATTGTGCGACGTATGTTTTAAGTAGTAATAGTGCTAAATTATTGAATTTTAACGATATTCTGACTATGTTGTACGACTCAATAATTTATATCCCCCAGTCTCCAGTAGGAGTAAATTTGATTATAAATAAAAGACACGGGTTGGTTATTACAATTCAATATGCCAGTGTTCCATCCAGCCTTCATTCTTGTGGGGTTTCCTATAACAAATAGTTATAGGGTAGCGATATACTTAATTGCCATAGGAGACATCACAAGATATGTTGAATTGATTTGAAGTCAAGTTTTTCCTTTGTCATTGACTTATAGGACAATTTGTCTTTTAATTTGTCAAGTGAAAATGATTTTTATTGGGGAAAATTTGAGTGGGTCTTGATATTAATCTATCACTTAGGTATGGGGTCGCCTATCCCCCCCCGCCTACATTATCACATTATATCTCACTCTTTATCTAATCATATACCCCTATTATTTGCCCCTGTATACAATAGGCAAGGGTATTACATTACTTCTATGATATACACGCCTAAACGGGGCTTGTATTGAGTTTTAGAGGCATTGTGATATTGCTTGATATATCCTGATTATAGGTAAAACAGCATAAAACAACATTGTGCGACGCAATAGAATGCCCTACAATGCACGATTTGATATAAGGTAATACTATTATATTCCTTCTAGCTGGTCTTTTGCGTTCTTTATAGCTTGGTCTAGCTGTTCCTCGGTCATTGTGATGTTTAGGTTTTTAGTTTCTTTGCGTTCTATGAGATTTCCTTTGAGCTGATGATATAATTTAATTGCTTCATTGGATGCAGAATAGTTTTTTTCTTGTTTTATATTTCTGAGTTGTATATCTGATATAATATCATCTTTTAAACCTCTTTCTTCTAAAACTTGTATAATAGCCTTTTGAAATACTGGCTTATTCAAGTTTTCAGTCATTATAGCACTAGCAATCTTTGGGGACTTTGCTTT